TATGAGCCGTATCCGATATAGTCGCCTGGATGGTGATCGAGGATGTGATAAAAGAGCGGGCGGCCGCTCGCATCATACTCAACCCCCTTGCGGGCGGTGTTGCCGTTGGTCAGGATGCCGTCAACCAGGGAATCGAGTTGGGAGCATTCGAGCAGCTCCAGGCGCAGGGGCACGATACCGGGCAGCGAATCGTCATAGACCCGGTGGATCAGGTACTGGCCGTCAAACCACATGTGGCGCAGGCCGATAGTCTGCATGGCCCCGTAGCTGTCATGGCCGGTGGAATCGCAGTAGATGGACCAGCGGCGAAAGAGTTTTTCCCAGGCGGTATTAGTGGGACGGTCGAACTTGCCGGCGCGATCGCGCATGAGGAATTGCGGATAGATACCGGTACGCACCACGTTGTTGCAGATACGCTCGATGCCGCCGGAGATGAGTGAGTTGTTGCGGTACTGGTCCCGGCAGCGGGCAGAGGTCAGCTTGTAGGCTGCCTTGACCTCGGTGTCGGCGGAACGGAGACGGGGCACAAATCCCTGATCAGGACCGGTGATCGAGCCGGACAGATAGCTTCGATACATATCACGGCCGAAACGGAAACGGGCCGCCCGGATCGGCGAGAGCAGAGAGAGCATGCCGCCGACCAGAGACGAATAGGTATCGTAGATCTTACGGCCGGCAGTCATCATCGACGGCCCCCGAATACCACGGCCTGGCAGCCATAGCCGCCACCGTTCCTGATCATGGCCAGCTCCTGCCGCAGACGGCCGATCTCAGCCTTGACCTGCCCCAGATCGGCCCGGTTATAAGTGACGCCGCCAGCCGAATAGGACTGATTGCCCTCCAGGATAGCAGCCTCAGCCTTGAGGTAGAGAGCCAGGCGATCAACTATTTCTTGTTCGGTCATAATCTTTCCTTGCGGTTGATTTAGGGACAAACATCATCTGCAAGGAAAATATGCTATATGTGGTGTTAATAAAAGGAGGTCGTTACTACCAGTAGTAAAACGCTAATGGTGGTACTAACATTTTTGCACTGGCACAGATCTTGCTTTTATGTGGTGGCGTTTTTCAGGAGGGGAAAAAAGAGACGGGGTTGGGAAAATGGATGTGGCCAGTGGAAGTTGTAAGGGCGTAAAGGGAAAATAAGTGTCTCGCGTAGAAAGGCAGAGAAGGACAAAAAAAGGCTGAAAGTTCAAAAAACGAACTTTCAGCCTTAAAGAGATGTAATATGTTTTTTCTGCATATTACACTGTTATATTACTTACAGCCACCATCCAAAAACGCACGTAATTCGCCGAGACAGTCTATGCAAATATGCAACATAGTTTCATCGTTTTTGGCCCGTTGGAAAGCTGGGGCCTCGTCGTCACAAGAGCTTAACCCGATCAGTTCATTGCAATTTTCTTCTAACTCTTGGCAGATATTACAAGCGTAATCTGTTTTTATCATTCTGCACCTCCGTAATATAAGGTTTTTCAAGCCGACGCCGGGGAGCGTCGGTCAATTTTATGCACCGTTCGTGGCGGCGCGGCTTAAAAACGACGTTAGCGCAACAACTTTTTAAACTCAGATGACTCAACAATTTTCCACGGGAATGGGAACCTTTTAGTAATTTTTGGCATTAAATGTTTGAGGATGGCATCCCGTTTTTCTACTTCCCATTCATGGCAACTGCATCTGATGTCGATATATCCATCAAGGCCATGAGCATCGTATTCAATGTCGTGCATCCATTGTTCGTGATGATGACCACATGGCGATTTAAGGAATCCAATCCCTTTTTTTTTGGGAATTAATAATTGTATTCCATCAAATAACCAGCAACAGACAAGTATTTCTTTCATTTCAGCACCAACTCATCACTAACAAGAGAAATTTGCTAACAATCGGCTACACTCTGACTGCGCAAACTGCCGCGCGGCAGGTGAGCCTTTGCGTTGTGCCTCAAGCGGCCGCCTTCATAAATACCAGCCAGTGAGTGAAGCCTTTGCGTCCAGATACTTGGCCAAAAAGAGGACTCGCGGGCGTGAGGGCCAAAACCTCTTTCAGGCTGACGTGGGTTTCGTTCCATTTGAAAACTAGCACCCCTTCCGGCTCCAGCACTCGGAAACACTCGGAAAAGCCCGCCCGGAGATCATCGCGCCAATTATCGGAGAGCTTCCCATACTTCGCGGCCATCCAACTTTTCTGACCTGCCCGCTCCAAGTGGGGAGGGTCAAAGGCAACGAGCTTGAACGTCCCGTCAGAATACGGTAATGCCCGGAAGTCCATCAGCACATCGGGCTCTATGCGCAGAGTCCTAGTGCCGTCAACACGGCCATGGGAGCGGTCAGCAACCGTCACCGTCTCGCTCCGCTTGTCACCGTACACCACCGCAGGATGGTTCCGGTCAAACCACATCATTTTTGACCCACAGCATGGATCAAGAATGGCACAACCAGGCGCTACACCTGAAAACATGGGGCTGGCGTTCTCAGGTTGTTCGGCGTTCAGTGTTTCCGGTGTTTCAATCACGTTCATTCCCCCATGTTTCAAGTGAGCTTGGTCGTTAGCGCAACAACATTTTAAACTCAGATACCTCGACAATTCTCCAAGGGAATGGAAACCTTTTAGTAATTTTTGGCATTAAATATTCGAGAATGGCATCACGTTTTTCTACTTCCCATTCATGACAACCACATCTGATGTCGATATATCCATCAAGTCCATGAGCATCGCATTCAACATCGTGCATCCATTGCTCATGATGATGGCCACATGGCGATTTGAGGAATCCAATACCTCTTTTTTTGGGAATCAATAATTGTATGCCATCAAATAACCAGCAACAAACCAGGATCTCTTTCATTTCATCACCAACAATAAATATTTGCTAACAGTCGTCGTTCATTGCCCAGACGGCCCGGTTTATATGCAGCTGGGCATAAATAAGCGCCTTCCTCATCTCAGGCCACCTTTAACTGGGCGGGATGGTCGGAGCCAATAACTGTTCCATCCTCATCGCCGACGATCACGGCGGCAGCAGTGTAAACGATCGCGCCCAGGAGCTCGCGGAGGGAGGCTGGCCAGGAGAGACGTTTAGATTCCCGCACTTTTTTTAAGGCCTGCCCCAGTGGGAATCCGAGGCCGACATCACGGGTAATGGTGCAGATCGGTTGGTTGACAAAGGGGACGCCGACCTCTCCATGCCGTTCCAGCCCTTTACCTGTGGCAGACTGCATCATGGCCTCGTGCAGGACCTGCCACAGATCATCATAGCCTGCAGGGGAAACAGCCTCTTCAATTGATTTAACCACTTCTTCACCATCCATCTCGCCGCGCAGTCCCAAGACCTCGTCAGCCAACTGGCTGTTATGAGATAACGCGGTAACCAATTCTTCCTCAGCATAGGCATAGAGGTTTTTGAGGCGGGAGATATCCAGTCGCAGCTGAGCGTTTGTCATCTCCATATCCACACAGCTCTGTTTCAGACCTCTATTTTCTGAGCCCAGCTCCGAGAGAGTCTGATTGCACTTTGCCAGATCCGCGGCCATCTCACCATCCATCCCGGCAAGGCCTTGTTCCTCAACCGGCACGCTATACCTCTGCCCCACCATCTCCTGCAGAAATCCATCTCCCCTGGCCAGGGCCAGGGCCTTGAACATCGCCTCCGGATTATTATGGGCCGCTCGCATAACAGATTCACAGGTGGAGCAGCAGGACACGCCTTTGGTATCCCGGCAGTTTTTTTCATCCTGGCCACACAGTCCGCACGTTCCTTTTTCTCTTTCCTTTGTCATGTCGTTCTCCTTATTTTCCAGTGGGTTCATCTCTATTTTCCCGGCAGTTTGTCCGGAGCTTTGTCCAGTTGTTTGTTTAGTTATTTGTCCTGCCGCTTGTCTGGCCATTTCAGCCAGTGTTACCAGTGTCAATTCAGGGGGCAAGGTGCCACGGCATACATCACCGCAATAGGTACCCTCAATCCGGCGCCCTTCGCACATGTGGGTAAAAGTGAGCTTCATCATCCGCGTCGGCAGGCCGCAGGTGATCGGGCAGAAGGTCATCTGATAGATGGGATGGCCATAATGCAGGGGGCCGATCTTGCCGCAGGAACTACCGCCCATGGCCCACCTCCATGCTCCGCTCATAAATGCCTGGACGCGGCAGCCGTTGCAGTGCCTGGTTGCGCAGCGTTTTCCCCATCTTGGCCCATTCGGCGTTACCGCCATCGTTGGCCGCAACCTCCTGCAGCTTGCGCGCTCTGGTGGCCGCAACCTTCTCCATCTTGGCCAGATCAGGGGTCTGAAAGACCTTTTCCGACCACCAGCCATATGTCCCGCAGCGCTTCGACAGCATATCCCTCCCGATGCCGATGATGGCGGCAAGCTCGGAGGAGACATACTCCCTGCCGTCGTTGCAGGTATAAAGCAGGCAGGGGCGGCCGTTGACGCCGATGGAATATTCCGGCTGCTTAATGATCAGGGTTGGTTTTACTGTCTCTTTCTGTTTTTCCATGGATTCCTCCTTATTTATCAATCTCGATTGATTTGATCGATGCCCGCATGGTGGCCAGGGGGCACTTTCCGTTTTCACACGTATGGTAGCGGATGCGGGTGGCATCCTCCCAGGGCAGCGTCCGGTATATTTTGCTCTTGGTCTCGCACCAGGGGCAGAGGGCGCCGGTGCGGGGCGAGAAATCGACACCGGCGGCGGCCTTTTCCTTGGCTGCGGCAATTTTCATCATGGTCGTAATCTTCATTTCACCTCGCGTTTCAACTTTTCTGCCAATATTTTACCTGCAGGATATCCGCCGCAACCAGCGTCATCGAATTGCAGTCCCAGTAATGGTTGGCCTTGCCGTCCGGGCACTGCCATAGATTTCGTTCATCAACATATTCTGCACACATCTGGGCCGAAAAATCCCGGCCATGGGCATCCTGATCATTGACCGAGGCCAGCAGATGGTAGGCGCCGGGATCGTCCGGCTTGATCTTCAGGCGGCTGGCCAGCTGATCCTTGTAGTGGTGGGTGTCAGCGGTCAGCAGGCGGACACCGCCGGGGATCTGCACCTTGGTGCCTGGGTAACGGTCGATGGTGGACCAGGTCTGAGGATTGGCCCGCCGCCCTGCCCCACCCTTGTAGGCCTGGGTGCGGCCAGGATAGGCGCGGGTGAAATCATAGACCTCACTGGTGCGATGGCCCATGGCATCGATCACCAGCAGATGGATCGGGTAGTAGAGCCCTTCGGCGTCCTGATAGGTGTCGGTGAACATGACCTGTGCCAGCTCATCAAAGGTGGTGCAGAATCCGTACCGCACCTGCCAGGCCTCCTGGACCAGCCCCCAGCCGAGTGCCGTGATCTGGTAGTAAAAGCCGTTGTCCTGGGTATCGGCCGTGGCCACCAGGGCGGCAACCTGCCCCATGCCCGGCACCAGCCGTTCCGGGCGGTCATCGGCCAGGACATAGATGGCGTCCTCCTTGCGGTTTTGGCGGGAGGGGATATGGGCGACGCCCCGGATCTGGGTGTCGAAGTAGTGCATATCCCCCACATTCTTGAGGCCGCGCAGGAAGGAGGCGGCCATTTCGGAGTGCCCGACTAATGGCGTCACCAGGCCCGGTGAATGGAAGGCGATTTTTTCCGGGTGGACGTCGCGCAGATAGGTCATCAGCTCACGGCCGTCACCGGCCAGGGC